CAGATATTTGATGATACTTTTAATGATTTAGGGAGGCTTGGGCGACAAGTTTCAATCTTGATAAAGAAATATGAGAAGAGGACAAAATGAACAACGAGTTAATAGTGAAAATTAACCCAACCGAGATTTTTCAAACACAAAACGAGGGTAAAGACTTTATTGTCAATCCTATTGCCGAAAAAGCAATTATCCGCCTTCTAGAAATTCAATCAGAAGTTAATAATGCGGTTGAATTACTTAAATCAGAGATTGAACGCCAAGCATTAGAATTTAATCAGAATTTTTCAGCCATTAAAGGTGAGAAAATCAAAATTAACTATTCTGCCGCTGGAGCAAAATATAAAGATAATGGCGAAGCTAAGTTCCATAGCTCTAAATTTTGGAAGAAAAAGACCACGTGGTCAATCGATTCAAAAGCGGTTGATGATCATCGAGCAAAATACTATCGATTACCTGCCGGTATTACAGAAGTAGAACGTAAAAAAACGATCAGGATAAATGTGAGCGAGGCTTCCAATGAATAACGATGGTTTTGGGGCAATTCGTGTCAGCTATTCAATTTTAAGTGCTTGGGCGAGTGGAGATATTGATAGGGCTATTGCTCCATACACTGGCATTAAAGTCGAATCGACTGAAGCGTTGGAGTTTGGCAAGAAGATGCACGGTATTTGGGAACGATACGTTAGAAAACATAAAGCAATTCCGAAAATTTTTGGCGGTCGCAAATTGGAAGCGCCAGAGATTGAATTAGCAACCAAACGAGTCCGCAAATTAACAGATTGGTGTGTAATTTCTGGTGTGCTGGATGTTAAAGACGGCACAACTGGAATTGATTGGAAGACTGGCAAAGCTACGGCTTCAGATTATACCAATTCAAAGCAGTCAGAAGTCTATCAAGTACTTTATCCGGAACTTAAGCGTTTTGAGTTTTATTGCAAGAATCAGCACATTCACCATACCGATAAGAACCATATCACGGTTGGAATCGTTTACTTGAATCGTAAAACACTTGAAGATGGCTTGAACTGGATTCTGACAATGGCGGCGGAACTTCGTGAATATTTAATCAATAACGGATATGGAGACCGTTTAGATCAAGGTAAAGGATTAGAGTAAAAAATAATTTTTTAAGGAGAAAATATGAAAAATAATAAAAAAACAATAAATGAGTTAATAGCAAAAATATTCAAACTTACGGGCGCAAGAACAATTAAGCACAAAGAACTAGACAATCTTGACTCTGCAATCGAGACAATTAAAGAATGTGTTGAAGAAGATAAGCTTATTGGATATGTAGTTATTGGTTTGTCAAATACTGGTGATACAGTACAGACTCTAGTAGGTTCAGATTTTTCAGTCTATGAGATGATGACTCAATTTTTTGAAACTATAACGAAAGAAAAAAGTAGCCTCAGTAGAGCGATTTTAGAAAAAATTAAATGTAATCTTGAAGAAACAAAGACATCAGAGCCTAAAGACAAAATAGATGATGATGATTGCGATGAGGATGATATGAAGAAAGAAACTGCGGAAAAACTTAAAAAGATATTTTCCAAATATTTTGACATCGATCCTGAAGATTATTAAAAAGCTAAAAGGACTCAAATAAATCGTAATGTGGTGCTGGTAAAATACCCCCTTAAGTAAAATAACCAGTTAAATGTCAATACAGACGCAGCCATTAGCTTAAAACTAATAACCATTAACTATTGAATTTCTACTATTGTAGATTGTTGATACAAGGTAATTTGTATTATCTCCTCACATTAGTTTTAAGTTGTTTGTCTCCACTGTATGGTTCAGTATTATGACCTGCAGTGGAGAACCAAAAGAAAGGAGGTAACAAAAAATGAGACGAATTCCAAAATATAGTTCAGAGCATAACTTGTATGAGCAGATTGCTCGATACTTGCAACTTCAATATCCAAATGTAATCTATCGCTTCGATGTTGGCTCAGACCTCAAATTGACACCTGGTCAAGCGGCGAAACATAAGAGGTTACACCCAGAGCGTGGCTATCCGGATTTATATATTGCAGAGTCAAGTGAAAATATAAATAGCAAAGACTGGAATGGCATTGTACGTGAATGGGGTTTTTATTTCGGTCTCTATCTGGAAATTAAAACAGAATCAAACTCACCCTATAAAAAAGACGGTACCTTGAAAAAAGATAAACACCTCGAAGAACAGGCTGAAATGCTTAAAAAACTGCGTGCGAGGGGTTATAGAGCCGAATTTGGGGTTGGGTTTGATGGGTGCAAGAAAATAATTGATGAATATTTACGTAATTAAATAAAAATCTTGCGAGGAGGTAAAGTGGCAAGAAATTATCAGGTATCCGTTCGGAAAACGAATGGTCTCGAAATATGGTTCGTTAATCCACGCGACATTTACATCAAAGATAAATATGGCTGGCAGAAATTTACGAGATGGGATGTCCGGCAGAGAAACTTTTGGACTTATCACTGGCGACCATTCATGCGAGCACTTCGAGATTACCGCTATCTAGACATGAGTACGATACGTCGTCTTGCCACCCTACACGACATTAGTATTACAACCGGAAACTTACCTGATTGGGTAAGAAAATCCACAGCTAGAATAATTCCAGAGAAAGGTAGAGCGAGGAATAATGAAAGATTTTATGATAAATCAAGATACTAAAGTTACTCTCTATCTTAAAGAGTGTTATGGCTGTGATAGAGTCGGCAAATACACCCCACTTCACCAGTTTATTATCAATAATCAAATTAAATTGACCAACTTCATTGTTAAAAGGATCGAATTGAACCCTATATGGCAACAAGAAGCAAATTCATTTGATATTGAGCTACCCTTAGTGGTTTTTGAGAACGAAGATGGTGAAAGAGAGGCTATTACTTATTCAGAATTTTTAGATAGACAAAAATAAAAGAAGTGCCAAACCGAAAAGCTAAGTTATTGGGATCCGCGTCAGTGAGTCGAGCCACTGACGGCACTCCTCCGAGAAGAGAAGCAAAAATGAAATTATCAACAATCAATCAAATGGTAGAGGCGATTTTATCCCAAACTAAATCAGATACAAAACTACCTCACGAAGACGTCCGAGAGGCGACATTTAAGCGAATGGCAAACGAAGCCACCATAATTTTGAAGACCGCCATGATATGCGAAGCTCGTGGAATTGATGAAGCAATGAAATATTATAACGGCACTCATTCGGTGGATGAATACCAAGACTTCAGAACTAGCGTAGTAGACTACGATGTTAGCCTCTGTAAAAATTGCTGGTGCATGACGCACACGATAAGTTGCAAATGTGGCAAGTGTGGCGCTAGAAAGGAAAATTTATGAAAAAGACGCGCACATACGTAAAACCGGCTACTCCGATCAACTACATAATCCGCTATACCGCCCACGATGACACCAAACACAAAATCATGAACTCTAATTTATCAGAAATTAAAAAGACAGAGCGATTTTTGAGAGAAAAAGGAGTGAAAGATATTGATATCGCAGTAACATTACCACAAAAACCAAAGGGATCGGAAATGTTTCCAGTTAATTATTAAGGAGAATTATATGGATGACGATAAAACTAAATACATAGTTATAAACGAATCAGCAATAGGTTCAATTGTTAAAGATATAGTTACATTTTCAATGTTTGCTGGACTACTTATGTTTAATCATCAGTTATTAGGTGGATCTACGGTAGTAGATGTTATGTTCATCATTTTAACTCTAGGATTTCTCGCCGGAAAACATAGCAAAACTCGCTTTGAGGGGACAAAAGAAGAAGTAATTAAGTATTTAAGCAAGAATAAATAAAATGGAAGAAAAATATCAAAAATATTTAGTGATGTCATATGAGGATTTCTTTAATGCAACCCATATGTATTCTAGTTATGATGGTGGAGATTATATTTATGCCGTTAGTAAGGAGAATGACGATAAAGAGAGCCGATTATCTTATATTGATTATTTGACCAAAGAAAAGGGGTATGAATTATAATGCGTGAATTAAAATTCAGAGCGTGGAGCAATAAGTATGGAATGTATAAAGTAGGTTGTTTGGTTACCGAAAAAGGGACGGGGGATTTCAAGCCAGATGATAGAAACTTTATTTACGTCCATATGCTATATCAACCATTTTTTATCATTGAGCAATACACCGGGCTCAAAGACAAGAACGGTAAAGAGATTTATGAGGGGGATATTGTCAGAGTCGATGACTATGGTGATTATGAAGTAACATGGGACAACGCGACTGGTGGATTTGAGTTAAAAGCAGTAGATCCGAACGAAACAGACCAAACACTCTTTGTTTTTCATAGGGTTTGGCAAACTGTATACACAGTTATAGGTAATATTCATGAGAATAAAGACCTACTTGAATATATTGAGAAAGACCAGAAGACGGAATGAAAAAGAGTAAGAATAAAAAGGTAGTAAAATCTGCTGTCAAACCAACCACAAAGAGTGGTCATAAACTAACCCCGCAGCAGGAGTTATTCTGTCAGCTTTATGCAGGTGATAGAGAGTTTTTTGGTAATGGCGTCCAGTCATATATTGAAGCTTATAATGTTGACACCAGTAAGCCTGGTTGGTATAGAACAGCTAGATCATGTGCGTCAGAACTCCTAACAAAACCTAACATCCTGGAACGAATAGATGAAATCTTTGAAGCTCACGGACTTAACGACCAATTCGTCGATAAGCAACTCGAAAAACTTATTGTTCAGGATGCTGATTTTAATGCAAAAATGAAAGCAATAGCAGAGTATAATAAACTTAAAGCTCGCATCACAGAAAAACGTGATATTACATCTGGTGGCGAGAAGATAGAAATACCGATAGCATTGGTGGAGTTTGTGGATGGTGATAGCAAAAACAATCGTAAAGCTACCAAGTGAGTTTAAGCCACTTTTTGATAGTTGGTGGCGACATGCTGTTATTGAGGGTGGGCGTTATTCCTTAAAGAGCCATACCGTGGCTCGATTTTTGCTACTAACGGCTCGTTCAAAGCGAGTGCGTATTGCTTGCTTACGTCAGTTTCAGAAAAATATAGCAGATAGCTCGTATCAACTTCTGATTGACTTAATCCAGCAATATGGATTTTCGGAGTTCGTCTGGACAAACGATACTATCACGAATACTAACACCGGCTCAACTTTCATTTTTAAGGGTTTGGATCGCAATGTAGAAACCACCATCAAATCGCTTGAAGGTATTGATATAGCGTGGATTGATGAAGCTCAAACCATTACGCTAAAATCAATACGTATTCTTAATCCAACTATTCGTAAGCCTGGTAGCAAAATTATCTGGACACTAAACCGCCTCACCGACCTTGACCCTGTAATTTCCTATTTCATCACTAACCCACCACGTAAAGATGTCTGGCATTTAGAAGTAGATTATCGAATTGCACAGAAAAACGGTTGGCTTTCCAATGAAATCCTTTATGAAATAGAGCAAGCCAGAATCAATCATCCAGAAGACTACGCTCACGATTATTTAGGCAAAGCGCTCGCTATTTCAGATAAAAATATCATCCAGACCGCCCAAGTGATTGAGGCGATGGGGAGAGAAGTTGACGACGAAGGAGCAATTGAGGTTGGGGTGGATGTGGCTCGTCTTGGTGGCGACCGGACTGTGTTTGTGAAACGAAAAGGATTGAAAGAAATCGGACGAGCCTCGTTTACTAAAAAACGTACAACCGAGGTTTGTGATCTACTAGTCAATTTTATTGGTGCGGACAAAGATGTCCTAATCAAAATCGATGATACTGGTGTTGGTGGCGGCGTTACGGATGAAATGATTTCAAGAGGCTACAATATTATTCCAATCAATTTCGGAGCCAAAGCTTCAAACTCAGACAAATATCCGAATCTCATTTCAGAAGCATGGTTTTACTTACAATCCATTATCGACCAAATTTCGATTGCTAATGATAAAGATTTATTAGTGGAGTTATCGAACCGTGAGTGGAAGATGGATAGCAAAGGGCGTAGGGGTGTTGAAAGTAAGGATGACTACAAAAAACGTGGCTTCCGCTCACCTGACCTAGCAGATGCTACTATTCTCTGTTTTTACACTCCACCTGCACCACCAAAAATTGAATATGGTGGAGTAATCGTTGGCTAGATATAATTTTTTTGCTTCATGGATTTAACATTATCGCTTTATTCATCTGCCACCCTGTATAAATGCATAATTTGCTACAAGGAAATATTTCATGTTTAATAAAATTAAGAGCTTATTCAATACAAAATCAAAATCAGCATTATATAATACTAGCTCTCATCCTGCTGGTTATTATCGCCAAATGCCACTTGCTTATAGTTTTTATAAGGGCAATAGTTATGATAATACATATCCGTCAATCAAAGCGATTGTCAATAAATTCATCGTTATTAGACCGTATGCGATAGACGCTAATGGTAAGCCAATCAAAAACAATCCAAACGTCGTAAATGCACTATATCGCCCAAACAAGCAGATGTCTGCAACTGACTTCCGCGAAGCTTTAGCTGTAATGACGTTAGTCCATCCGAAAGTGTATTTGCTTTTGTGGCACTACGAAGGTAATACGTCTTATGCTGGCGG